ACTATGTTTTTTCATTGGTCTTTTAATTAGAAATGCTATCCTAAATTCAACCTTGACGCTCAGTAAGCAAATTGACTCCGTGAATGTCCTGATAGTTGCACATCTTGCTTCCGATGTAGAAAAGCATGAGGCAATTGAGAAACATCTTAGATTTACTGATGGCAGGATAGATCGAATTGAGAAAAAGGTATTTTTGTAAGAGGAGAAGAAATGACATTACAAGTTTGGTTTTGGCTTTTCATGGCACTCTGGTTGATCTTTGGTGTCTGGAGAAACTATAGTGCTCCAGTCGCAGGACGACCCATATTCATTGGTTTCGGTGGAATTGTAATTGAGCTAATTTTGTTCATCATTTTAGGGTGGCAGGTATTTGGGTCGCCAATTAAGTAGATGAACTTCTTTGGTCAGTTGGACTTTACAGGTTGGGCTAAAGGATTAGTCGCTGCCTTTATTGGTGGAGGCTCTGGAGCCTTCTCTGCTGGTTTGTCTACAATGGCAGTCGATCCCGCACACTTCAATATTTACACTGCTGACTTTTGGAAAGTGATCTTGGGGACCTTTGTAATTTCAGGACTTGTTCCATTCTTTGCTTATCTTCATCAGAAACCAATCCCGGATACAAAGGATGTTGAACACTCTGTAAAGACTATTACAATTGGAGATAAGCCTCCAACAGTTATCGATACCTTGAAGGAAACATCAACGGAGAAAAAAGATGGCTAAGAAAAAAGCATCATCCAGTACGGCTACAGAAGTGAAAAGTCCTACAAAAACCTCGACTTCGACGGACGCATACACGGCTGGCAATGTGACGGTGACTGGTGGAGCAGGAAGTGGATCTCACACCCACGTTAAAATTTATCCTGGGCCAAAGAAAGCTGATCGCAAGCTCAGCAAGAATAAAGGCATGAATATGAATAAGGGAATGAGTTACATAGGATCATAAAATGAATCACATGAAGATGGCTGAACATCATAAAAAGATGCACGCAATGCACACAAAGATTGCGGCTGAGCATATGTCTATGATGGAACATCATCATGAAGAAGCGGATGCTGAAGAATCTGGTGCTGACGATAACAATCCTTCAGGAATTGAACAAGCTGAAACTCCTGTTGGGGCATCATTTGGTAAGCATGGATTCTCTCACATAGGCTAATAAAAAATGGCTAAACTATCAATGGCTCAAAGACGCGCGCTGCCGAAATCTGATTTTGCAGTTCCGTCTAAGGCTCCTGGCCCTGGAAGTTATCCTATCCCTGATGCATCTCATGCTCGCAATGCCAAGTCGCGCGCGTCGCAGTTCGCGGGGTCGAAAGTTAAGTCCAAGGTTGATAAGAAGGCAAATAAGAAATTGTCCAGCACTCCCTGGATTGCGAGTTGATGCCAGAAGATAAACAGCTCGTTTGGAAACCAACACCTCGTCAAGCTGCATTCCTTGCAGTTCCTGATGAGGTGTTTGAAGTCATGTATGGTGGTGCGGCTGGAGGCGGAAAGTCTGAAGCCTTGCTAAACTTGCCAATCGTTCGTGAGTTCTACAACGAGCCTCGTTTCAAGGGGATTATTTTCCGTCGAACATATCCTGAACTTGAAGCTGAGATTATCTTACGCGCACAGGCACAGGGATTCTATCAGGGAACTGGTGGAAGATATAATATTGAGAAAAAGCGCTGGCAATGGCCCTCTGGTGCCATCATGCAGTTTGGCCACCTTGAATATGATAGAGATGTCAGGAAGTACGATTCCGCCGAGTATAATTTGGTGGAGTTTGATGAGCTTACTTCATTTAGTGAGTATCAATATCTCTATATGTTTTCTCGTTGTCGTAGTTCAGACAGCAACCTTCCCGCCATTGTACGTTCCGGTACTAATCCTGGTAATGTGGGTCACTCGTGGGTACGATCCAGATTTGTGGAACCCTGCTCAACAGGAAACGTAATCCTTAAAGATAAGCGCAGTTCTCTACTGCGTATGTTCATTCCATCAAAGGTGCAGGATAATCCTCACCTAATGCAGAATGATCCTCAGTATATCAATCGTCTTCAAGGGATGGCCGAGAAAGATCGGCGCGCGAAACTTGATGGTGATTGGTATACATTCTCGGGTCAGGTCTTTGATGATTATCGTGAAGAGATTTATGAGGGTGAACCTGAGTACGCAGTTCACGTAGTTGATGACTTTGCAATCCCTTCATGGTGGCCACGAGTCCTTGCAATTGATTGGGGCTATGAGGCAATGACTTATGCTCTCTGGGCAGCAGTTGCACCGAATGGACGTGTCTATCTCTATCGCGAATACTCTATTAAACAGGCGAAGATTTCTCAATGGGCTACAGAAGTTGGGCGCGCTTCCGCCAATGAACGATTTACTGATGTCGTTATTTGTCAGTCGGCTGCACAGCAGCGAGGTGATGAACTTACTATCGCTGAGCAGTTCGAGAAATACTCTGGAATGCGACCTAGACTATCTTCTAATGAAGCGGGCTCGCGAGTTGCATCTAAACTACTCATTCAAGAGTACCTTCGTTGGAGGCAGAAGCCGGCGCGAAAGGTTGTAGGGGATGGTTTCAGTCAAGATGAAGCTAATCGAGTTTTGCGTATCTCAGGAATGGATGCGTATAAAGATTATCTAGTTTCATTTGAACCTGAAGCTCCTGAAACGAATATTCCAAAGTTGCAGATATTTCGCGGCTTGGAAATTCTACGTAAGACTATTCCACTATGTGTCTATGATGATGATCATAAAGAAGATGTGGCACAGTTTTCCGGTGATGATCCTTACGATTGTTTGCGCTATTGCGTTCGTGCTGTCGATGCTATTTCGCTGACGCGCTCCAAGGAACAGTTTGATCATTTCGCGAAAGTTGAGACTGCGGTTAAGACTCTTGAGCAGACTAAAGATTGGACTGGATACTTTCGTCGTATGGAACGCGTTGAGGCTAAAGGTATACGAGCAGTTCGTCCTTTGCGACGTATGCATCGTGGGAGGGCGGCATGAGTTGGCTAACTAAATTCCTTGGTTTTGATGAAATCATCGTTGCAAAAGATGGTGAGATTGTCAATCTTTATACCCAATTGCATCGTAAGGATGAACAACTAAGAGATAAGGACGATGAAATTCGTCGTTTAACAGACTTGTTTTTAACTGAGCATGGAGTTATTCACCCTGAGTATGAGGAACGAAAGACTCAAGAAAAACCTCAGCCAGTAGGACGTCGTCAATCGTGGGCAGCAACTCGTAATAAGTTTGAAGCTGCTGATGCTAAGATAGCAAAAGAGTCTGCAAAAGAAATGACGGATAAAGTTAGAGATTATTGGGCTAATAAAGATAAAGAGGCAGCTAAGGAGTCATAATGGACTGGACAAATTTCATCTTTCCCGTTAAAAAGAAATTAGATCAGGCTGCTCAACAAGGGTCACCTGACACTGCAACACAGGGACCATCTCAACCCGCAGGTCTTGACATTGGAAAAATGGCTCAAGGGATGGCCAACAATGTTAAGCAGAATTTTACAGGTCCTCAATCTGCTTATGGCCAAATTAAGAACATGATACCTCCAAGCATTCCTAAGATGGGACAGCCCGGAACCGCACCACAACCGACGATGCAGCAGTTACAAGGTGTTGGTGGATCATCTCCCTCATGTCCGACTTGTGGTGCGCCGATGCAGGCTAATCAACCACAAGGAAATTAATATGGGAGTAGCTGCATCACAACTAGGAATTATGAAGGAAGGACTTAAAGGTATTGGTGGTCCTAAGCTCAAACCTAAAAAACCTAAAAAGTCTAAATCAAGTTTTGCTAAAGTATTACTTGGCAAAAGTAAGAAGTAAAGGGTTCCAACGATTTAGTCCCTGCAACTTTAAAAAATCGACTTAAAGGAGAAACAAAGTGCCATCACCCTTGACAGTATATAATCCGGCCCCAACTGGCGTAATCGCGCGCTATGTCGGATCACCTGGTGGAGCAACGAACCGATCTTATTGGGTTCAGGCAATTTATCCTGGTGGGCTATCTCAACTAGGACAATCCAATACTCTTGTCTGTATCGCAGCATTGGATCATAACAATCAAGTTTACATTGAGTGGAACCCTATGGCAGATGCTATAGGATACAATGTTTATTACACGACAACGACTACTGCCCCTGTTTCTGGTGCAATCCTTGTTGCGACTACTACTGCTCCGAACTTCACGGATCAAGGTCAGTCTAACTCAGGAACGATTCAGACTGGAACTGTTGTCCAAGGTGGTGGTGCAGTTCAGCAAGCGCATGGACTATACAACTTTGCAACTGATGGTGGTGCAATTGGAGCCATCAATATTGCATTGTCTGACTTAATCCCTGCCGGTGCCATGCTTCTTGGTGGTACTGTTAATCCGACAACTGCTTTGCTGTCTGGTGGGTCTGCTACTATTTCAGTTGGTGTATCTGCTGGGTTGGCCTCTCCTGGGGCTGCACTGAAAGCTCTAACGGCAGTTGCATCATACTCGATTGATGTAATGCTACCTTTGATTCCAACTTTCGCGGTCCCTCTTAAGATGTCTGCAAGTGGATATCTTACCATTACCGTTGCAGTTGCTACTTTGACTGCTGGAATAATGGACATTTTCGTTTATTACGTTATTCCCATTGCGTTGTAAGGATTTCACTTAGTCGACGAGTGAATATGTGCGGGTCGAGGGCTGCCAAAACCATTCGGCCCGCACATTAAAATAAATGACAGTTAAATCAAAATACGGAACGAATAACGAGAATCTCCCTGAGAATCTCCAGAGAGCTTTTGCTGAAATCATTCGGCAATTGGAGCAGGAGGATGATAATGTCCGTAAACAACAAATTCGCCAGTGGAAAAAGAATGACAGGTTCTGGCATGGCATACAGTACATCTTCTGGTCTGAAACTCAGCAGGATTGGATCGCTCCCATTAATACCCGATGGGATGATACTACCGGAAACCGAGAAGATGCTGAAGGGCCGTTTTATGATTACGTCGTCAACATCTATAAAGCTCACGGTGAATCAATCATCGCTGCCTTATCGGCTCAGGTTCCAGCAGTTCGTTTTCCACCTGATGATGCGAATAATGAAGATGATCTTCAAACTGCGAAGACTTATGATCGTGTAGCTGATCTAATTCAGAGGCATAATCAAAGTAAGATGATTATCCTCCAAGCCCTATTAGCTCTTTGGAATCAAGGTTTAGTTTTTGCCTATCATGCTCCTAAAGCTGATAAAGTATTTGGTAATGTTCAGATTCCTGAGTATGATACTGAAGATGAATGTCAACAGTGTGGATACACTACTGGAAAACAGGATGGATCACCTGCACATTTAGGTTTTGAAAATTCTGTTAAGACGGGGTCAGATTCTGGTGAAGAAGCTGAATCTCAGGAAACTACTGATGATTCCCAGTCTGAAGGTCGGGCTGAAGATGGCCAGCAGGGAAACGATTCGCAAGATACTCAAGAGGGAACATGCCCCCAATGTGGCGGCCCCCTTGTGTCAATCCCAGTACTTACAGGATTTAGTGATGCTCCTAAGACCCGAGTACTTATTGACATCTACAATCCCTTATTCGTTAAGGTTCCTTATTATGCAAGAACTCAACAAGAGTGTGGCTACCTTGGATTGGCGATCGACCAACCGATAAGTTTATTGAAAAGTTTGTTCGGGCATATTGCGGATAAGATTGAATCTGAATCGAATCTTTACGATGTCTATGAGAAGCTCGGGCGCGCACCCTCGTCTTACAGTTATGCAATTATTGACAACAAGAATTTGCGAACTCTGCGACGTTGGTGGCTGCGGCCTTATGAATACAATCGTTTAGGTGAACAGTATCAAAAAGAAATTGATCAGTTGAATAAGCAATTTCCTGATGGAGCTTACGTTTGCTTCGTTGGTGATTGTTATGCTGAATCTCGTAATGAGTTGATGGATAAGTATTGGACAATTGGTAAAGCTGGGTTGTCAACTTATATTCATTCTGATCCTATGGGTCAGCCACTTATTAACGAGCAAGAAAAAGTCAATGTTCTTGATAATCTTACCCTTGAAACAATTGAACAGGGAATCTCAACCGTCTTTGCTGATCCAGAAGTTCTTAATTTCGAGGACTTTAGTCGACATGAGCTACGTCCAGGGATGTTCGTTCCAGCGAAAGCAAAAACTGGTAAAACTTTATCAGAAGGATTTTACGAAGGCCCAAAAGCAACACTAAGCAAAGAAGTCCCGATGTATCGAGAGCAAATAGATAAAGATGCTCAATTTCTTGTTGGCTCTTTCCCTTCTATTTATGGGGGTCCTGGTGAAGGTAGTTCTCGTACTGCGGCAGAGTATGATATGTCTAGGCAGATGGCTCTGCAAAGGCTTTCAATAACTTGGACAATGTTCGCTCATTGGTGGGCGCGCCTTATCGATAAGTGCGTTAGAATATACATTGAGAATCTCTTAGCTGATGAGCATTATGTTAGCAGTAATAAAAACAATTACGTTAATGTTTGGATTCGTCAATCTGAACTAACTGGAAAAGTTGGTGAGGTCGAGGCTGAGGCAGCTGAGACATTCCCTGTGACTTTAGGGCAGAAACAATCATTATTGTTCAAACTCATATCTCTAAACAATGATTTGATTAATGCTGCCCTATTTAGTGTTGAAAATCGTAAGATTATTTCTGACGTGTTATCATTCCCTGAATTAACAATTCCTGATGAAGCTCAACGCATCAAACAGATGCGGGAAATTCAGTTTATTGTTGACAAGAAACAGCAGGTTCCCATTGAGCCATTAATTGATGACAATGACGTTCATATTGAAGTCACTCGGGATTATATGGCAGGGGAAAATGGTGCGGACTTGAAAAATACTGATCCTCAAGTCTACCAACTTTTGATGGATCATTTACAAATGCACATGCAATCTCAAATTCAAGACATGGCGCCTGCAAATGTTACAAGCCCTGCATTACCTGCACCTGCAACATCTGTAGCGAAAGCTGCTGTTGGCGGACCTCCGCCGGAAACTGGAGTTCAATAATGTTTAGAGTTTTTAATCTTCCCGTATCAACGACATTGACCAACTTGTGGGACTTACTTCAGACTGCTGGGTTTATTGACTCATTAGGTAATGAGTTAGTAATTGGAGTAAAGAATGATGCAATTGTTCCTGACCGAGTAATGGAATTTGACGTCAGGCCCAGTGACTCCACAACTGGAAATATAACGTATAGAGATCAACAAAAATCTCCAGGTACGGCACCTCAACTGACCAATTTGAGCAAACGTAGTAACCGTAATTCAATTTGTCTCAAAGATTATATGTTTGCATCCAGTGTTGATAATCTTGACTCCGAGGGGATTATCGTGGAGATTGAAAGTGATTAAATATTTTTTAGCTCTTATTTTTCTGGCTTTCCCTGTATTTAGCCAGACTAATGCAAACATAGCATTTGTTACAGCTGCACCATCTGGATCTTGTGCCGTACGCGCGCAGATGAGATTGTATATTCCGTCTGGAGTTCTTTACTCTTGTCAAAATGGAACTTGGGCTGCAATGTCTGGAGGATCTGGTATTACTTCTATTGCAGCAGCCTGTGGGATAACTGCAACTCCTGATCCAATTGTTGCAACAGGAACTGTTTTAAGTAAGTCAACTTGCATCACTGTTGCAAATGAATCAATGACGGGAACAGTGGACTCAAGTCTTGCAACGTATACAGGTGATCCCTCTACTGCTATTATTACAGCCTCAGGTGATATAGCTATGGGAGTAGTAGTCTCTGGAGGTGGAACAACAGGCAATGTATTAATTCAAACTCAAGGTATCGCTACGTGCCAATTTGATGGTGCTGGAGTTACTGCGGGACATTATGTAGGTGTCAGTGCTACTGCTGGAAGATGTACTGATGCAGGTGCGACTTATCCTACTTCTGGTCAAGTATTAGGTGTGGCATTAGCTACTTGGGCTGGTAATAGTTTTGCTCCTGTAGATATGTCTCTTCGTCAGTCAGTTGTTGCATCTGGAGGTGGATCTAGTATAACTCAAGGAGCGTATGCATCCTTACCAGCAACTTGTACAACAGGTGACATGTATCTACCTACAGACTCCCTGATAAATCCTGCACATTGTAGTGCTACGAACACTTGGAGTAGTTTTGTTGGTTCGATGGGTGGATTGGTAACTCCTCCAATTCTAACTGATTTCACAGTTATAAATGCTGGAACATCAACAACGGATATAACTCATGGTGGAATTAGGCTTAACACTATTACGGGTGATAATGCTTTCAATTTTCATGGCCTTGTTAAATCCGCTCCAGCTACTCCCTATCATGTTATTACTTGCCTTGTTCCTGCTGTTTCAGGAGTAAGTAATTCACAAATAGGATTAGCATTTCGTGAAGCTTCAACTGGAAAAATCGTGCAGTGGGGGACTTTTCAGAATTCCAGTACTCAATATGTAGCTTTTTATCTTTCAGATAACACATCATTTGGTGGGACGGCAATCAACACGTCTAGTTCAGCCTGGTCTGGACAGATTTGTCTTAGAATTGGTGATGACGGTGTTACTAATCGAACTTATGACATCTCAGTAGATGGTCGAATAACTTGGGTACAAGTGGGAACTGAAAGTAGAACATCTAATTTTGTTGCCGATCAAGTTGGATTGTTTGTTGACGGCCCTTTACAAACTGGATACTTTTTAGATTATGAGGAGACAAATTAATGGCAGACTCAATGGCTGATGATGTAAAACTTCTTGCAGGTGATCCAGTTGATGACGTTAAAGAAACACCAATTGATGACGACGTTGCACTATTGGATGAAGGCGATGAGGTAGTTGAGGTTCCTGAAGATGAGGAAGTTTTATCTGATGATGAACCTGAAGTTGAAGATGAGCCTGCTGATAAATCAGTCAAAAAGGACTTACTCCCTCATGAACGTCCAACTTTAACAGACATCAAGAAAGAGTTTCCTGAGTTCTTCAAAAAGTTCCCATCAATGGAGCACATGCTGTTCCGTGAGAAGGAATACTCTCAACTCTTTCCCACTGTAGCAGAAGCTAAGGATGCTCAGGAGGCGAGTGCTGCACTCGATGACTTTCGAGCTGACTTATTTACAGGTAATGGCGAGAAATTCACGGCCGCTCTCAAAGATGCAGGAGAACTAAACAAGTTCTCACGTAATTTCCTTACTAACCTGCAAAAAACAGATAAGGATGAGTATTGGAATGCAATTCAACCAACACTTGAAAATCTTGTAAAAGGGTTTTTACGTGAGGGTAAAACTCGAAATGATCAGAATTTAGTCGCTTCGGCTGAAAATCTTTCAATTTATCTTTTTGGCACCGATGAAGTTGCCAAAGGGACTAAGACGATGATCCCGGCTGCTTCTACTGAGGATAAGCGGGTATCGGATAAATTAGCAGATATTGATCGTCGAGACTATAACAATTTCCGAATCAATGTCCTAGAGGGGATTGCAATGGGCATTGATCCCATCATTGGCGTTAAGGATCTTAAAAATATTAAGCCAACGATGCAAAAGATTCTCAGCAAGCAAGTTCTTGATGAGATTGATGAAGTGATGTCTAAAGATGAGCCACATATGCGTTATGTGAATAGTCTTTGGACAAAAGCGAAGGGCAACTACACTAACGAGTTCAAATCCAAAATAATTGCCGCGTACTTGGAGCGCGCGAAATCGTTGGTTCCTAGTATTCGCCGTCGCGTGTTGGCAGATGCTCTGGGCATGACTGTGGAGAGGTCGCGAGAAGCAAAAGAACAAAATCAGCGAACTCAACAACGTCGTGAGCCAGGAAGTCAAGGTCGGCCAGCAGGTAATAGCGTGAGAGTTCATAGCGCGAAGTCAATTGACTTTAATAAGACTTCGGATATGGACATTCTAAATGGGAATGTAACTTTAAAGAAATAGGAGCAATGAAATTATGCCCGGTGTAGAGGCCCAAGTAGTCGGAACTGAACTAGAAAGAGTTCTTCCGCAAGTTCAGGTGTTATTTGATCGTGATGACACCTTTTATTCGCAAATTGAAAAGCGTCCGGTCGAAGTAATTTCGGCGCGCGACATGCGTATTCCTCTGGAAATGTCTCCGCAATCGAAGTTTGGTTATGTTGACATTGATGGTGGTGATCTTGGTCGTGGTGATTCGCCTCAGTTTGACAAGGCTATCATCAACACGGTTAATATGGCTCAGAAAGTTGAGTTCACTGCCAAAGCAATGTGGGCAACTGACTCGACGCGCAAAGCTGTACTTAACAACTTCCGTTACAATCTTGCAACTGCGATGAAAGAGTTTCGTCGTAACGTCGATTCTCAGTGTATGCAGGATGGTACTGGAGCTTTGGGTACCATTACCTCCGTGGCAACTAGCGGTGGAACTGATACCTATGTCATGACCACTGACGGATTCCGTGCACGTTTGATCCGTCAGGGAATGAACCTCAACGTATTCAATTCTGCGTTGACGGTTTGTCGTACTGCTGGTGGACCGAATAATGAAACTGTTTGTACGTTTTATGATATTGCAAACAGTACCATTCGTGTAACTCCTGCGGTTGCTGGTGCGACTGCGGGTGATATTATTGTGTCGTCTGGTTTGCAGATGACTCCTCCTATTGGCTTGCTGGGAGTTAAGTATCATGATAGTAATGCGTCTACTGGAACATGGCTTGGCTTCGATCGTTCCACGACTCCACAGATTCGTGCTTCTGCCGTTAATGCTAATAACGCCGCTCTTACTCTTCCCTTGCCTCGTCTTGCTATTAATAAGATCGGCGACCGTGTAGGAATTGACAAACGTAAAAATCTGAACGCTTGGTCCCATCCTGCGCAACAGCAGGCTTATGAGGAACTAGGCTTCAATGTTATCCGAATTGACAAGGCTGCCAAAGAAGAGGGCCTTGACATGTATTTCAACGATAACATGCGTATGGCTGGTGCTCCTTTGAAAGTTTCTTATTCTTGGGACCGTACCCGTATTGACTTCATCGATTATGATGTTTGGGGTCGTGCGGAAATGCACCCGGCTGGTTTTTACCAGAATCCTGATGATGGTAAGAAAGTGTTTGAGACTCGTGGTCCTTCTGGTGGTGTGGCCACGTCGTGGATTTTCTACATCATCGCATCGTTCAATTTGTTCATGAATAATCCTGCTGGAGCTAGCTATATCAATACTCTAGCTGTTCCTTCCGGATATTGATTCTTCCTCCAAACTTGGGGCTGGGCTTGACCTGGCCCCTATTTTTAAAAGGATTGTTTGATGTGGCCTAAAAATTATTGGTGGGGCATAAGTTATAAAAAAGTTCACTCTATGAGGATTTTTAAGTTTTTATTTCTTACTATCAATCTTTATCAAACAAACAAAGGGTATAATTTACTTTTTCAGTTGTGGGCGAAACAACCTTGGGAAATTAGTTTTTAATTAATTATTGTGGCTGGAGAAATCTGGCCCCAACTTTTCAAACTATGGAAAAAGATTTTATCCGTCCTGAAGGAGTTTATGTTAGTGCAGAAAGAACTGCTGGAGGAGAATATTCAGTCTTATTGTTTACGATTGAGCGTGTTAATGGCGATTGTTCCATTAGCTCTTTAGGTTGTACTGAGGATGAAGCTAAAAGTCTAATTGAGCAATTACAAGTGATATTTAAATTAAATGGAACCTAATAAAGAGTGGAATGAGTTTTTAGTTGTTCGTGGTGGATTGAACCTTTTCAATAAACCAGTGTATAAGCTTGTTTGGTCTACCAGTGAGCTTGAGCTACGTCATGGGACATTTCGTGAATTTCATGATGATGTATTTATTCGTGAAGTAACTGAAACTCGCTGGACTAGAAAGTATTGGTATATTAATGATCGTTGGGTCCTTGAGCGTTGGATTCCTCCTGAGTTGTGTGCGACTGTTGAGTTACCCGACTCTGCTCAAGGTAGCTATGAACCAATTTATACTTTTGAGGATGGGGATCGTTTGTATCTTGCTCCGAACATCAAGGTATTAGATTTTATCATCACTCAAGCTGAAAAGCCTCATCGCATTACTAAAGAGGAATTGATGAATGAGTTGATTGATAAAGAAGAAAAAGAAGTTAAAGATATCATGGATGCAATGGATTATCGTTCGGATATTGGTATCCGTTTAGCTCATGGTGAGGGTGTTGGTTATGATTCAAAAATGCAATTTAAACACAATCCAGGAGAAAGAAAATTCTTTAGGGAGTTAGAAAGACAAAAATGATACCAGCATTTCCACAAGCAGTTGAACCTAAGAGTACAATAGTTTCCATGCTCCATCAAGAACTTCGTGAAGAAAAACCTGGACTTGTTCCTAGTATTTTCATCATTAAAGCAGGCTCGATGGAAAAGCCTAGCATCACACACATTAAGGCTGCAAAGCATTTTGTGTATCTTGATGGAGATCGTGGATCATTGCCGATTCGTGACGCGAGTTATGAGGTGGCGCGCTCCATCGTGGAGGATTACACCAGTGCTCAAATGGGAGTTACTGATGGAGTTTATCCTGGAATCTGTTGGTTCCCTGGGGAACTTTATTTGAAAGACATTGAGCATCATGAAACATTTGGTCCAATGCTCGCAATTGTTAAGATTGCTCATATGCGTTGGCTTAATGAGCTAATTCGTATGGCCGATAACGATTATGCCAAGTATAAGCAGCATAATGTCGTTTCAGGATTTCAACGCATGATTGCTAACATCATGAAAATTGATCCTAAGAAGCATCCTTGGATGAGTGATGACAATGCTCTTGAATCTGATATTTGTCCTGGTTGCGGTAATCCTGTTCGACCTGGACTAATCATTCATGGTGGTCCCAATGGTTGTGGTTATGTTCTTGACAAGAAGCGTTATAACCCTGCGGACTTTGTTGGTGGTCAAGTCCTGCAAACTGCTGAACTAGTAAAATAAAG